GCCGGACAAGGGGCATCATCACGGACTTTTTGGCCGCTTCGGTCATTATTTCCGTTTCGTAGATGGGATTGATAAGGTACTGGTCATTGGTTGCCATGTTCCCCATCGGCTCGCCGAGAGCAGCCTTAGAAACCGTCCAGCCCTTTTCGCTCCATGAAACGTCTTTTGGGTTAGTCCAGTTATCGGCCTTTAAGTTAGGACTGAACGACAAATCCGCAAGCGTTTTGTGATTGCCCGACCACGCCGCCGCAATTCCCTTGCCGAGACTGTAGATAAGCTCCCGCCTTGAAAGCTCTCTTGGGCTTGAAGCCTGCCCCTTGATTTCATCCCGCAGAGCCTTGACTGTGCTTTTAAGGGCTTCGACCTCGCTTGTTTCCTGAACCGTGACAGTCTCAAGTGTTTTAACTATCCCCTCAATAATTAACTCTTTTTCCTGAAAATACGCCGTTGCGGTTTCCGTGTTGGTAAATCCGGTCAACTCGATTTTTTTCATCTCGGCTATTTTTGTTTTGATAGCCTTTAACAGTTCGTCCATAATTTACTCTCCTTGAAAATTATTTATTAAGCTCCCCCAAAACGGAGAAGCACTGTTACCAGTTTCTTTTTCCCCACTCCCTACTCCCAATTCCCCATTCCCTCTTTTACTTAACGCATACGGATTCGCCGGAACATTACAGATACTAAATTCAAGTAATTCCTGTTTTCTAAAAATTAAACTCGTTCCGTCCTTGCTGTCTTCTTTTGACGGAATTTCTATCTCCATAGCACGGAACCCCACCGAACCCGCCCGGATTACTCCGGCCTTTACCCGCTGCCCGATAGACCAGCCGAAAGTGTCAAAAGACTTGTCGTTGAAAAACACAATCCCATGCAAGCCTTCATCATCGACAGTAAGCCCTTCGATTTTCCCGATAGCTGGAATGTCGTACCTGTGCGCCCATTCGACAATTGGATTATTCATGTACCGTTTGAAATCCCAGCCCTGCGGATCTATCCGTTCCCCAAATCGGTCAAGGTCAAAAGTTGAAAGCGTCCAGGGCAAACCTTTTTCCGCTTCAATATCAGCCGTTAGGTGAAATGGAACGCACGCTATCAACTCCACATCACCCGCCACCGCGAACCTCTTACCGAGGTTCGAGTGAAGTCCCGCCATTTCCTTTTTCACGCCGAGAAAATCCAGCAGTACCGATGAATTATCAATCCTGAATTCTCCGCATTTGTTTCTAACAATCATAGTTTCCCCCTCATTTCTTTTGCTTTAGGCGGCATGGAGAGTCTGTAGAAAAACCCCATACCATGCATACCTATTCAAAGTTTTATATAAAAATCTTAATAGCCCAATTTTGTTATTGGAAAATTGAAGATTCCCTTTTCCCTTGCCATAATTGTCTCTTTTCATTTTCCGTATTATCCATACCCTTTACCCTTGTTGTAGGCTTTTAAGCACTTACCTAAGTTATGCACGATGCAATAAAGCTGCCATTGCCCATTTACTTTCATTGCCCCGCGTAAGGTGAAACGGTTTAGAGTCTTGCAGTATTCAATGTTCGCAAATACCGGCTCTATTATCTGTATACGATACGCATACCGATCTTGATACTCCTGCTTGTTGAGTTTCTCGCGCATTGACTGGCAAAAGCTGCCCTCCTTATTTGTTTCGGTTATCAGCAACGACCTTCCCCTGGGCCTCTTAGGAGGCTTCTTTTTATGCCCCATACATTTCTCGTTGCATGGGCACAAGCGGCAGTCTGTTACGCTTGCCCTGTATGTTTTTCCGCGGCTCCACTCAGGCCCGCCGACGCCTTTGTATTCAAGTTTCTTTCCTGTCGGGCATTCGTAATAATCTCCTTCTTCATGATAGTTAAAATCCGTTTTTTCATACCGCTTTTCCTCCTTTCTTCCCAGCCGGCTCTTGTACAGGCTGTCCGGCACTATCGCTTCTATTCCCCGTTCATTACAGGCTTTCAAGTTTTCTTCGCTGAAATAGTTGTTGTCCGCAAGCATTGTCCGTTTCGCGCCTTCATGCGGTTGAACTGCGGCCTCTTCCATATTGCCCAACGCCTGGTCAAGCATCCTGGGAAAATGCTCGCATTCGTTCGCACTCCCAACCGCCTCCGCGCTCACAATTATCTGTTCTTTCTGGTCGGAAACCGCCAATCCTATATAACCCTGGATATAGCCGGACGGCGCATGTATCATCGCGCTTTCGTTGTCGGTCACATTGGACTTTATCTCTTTTCCGCGCTTGCTTTCCTTCTTTTCCATCGTTTCAAGAAAAGCGCTTATCTTTTCTATCCCTCTGTTCAGCTTTTTTTGCCGCTCCTGGTAATGCCGCTCGGATTCCTTGTCAATTTCCCCGGCGTTGTCTTTCCGTTGGTGCTTCTCGATGTGCTTCGCCGCCATCCGCCGGTATACGTTCAGGCGCTTCCCCAAATCTTCCGCTGTCCCGGTCAGGTCTAATGAAGCGTTCGACGGCAGCCTCAAACCGTCTATCGCAAAGGTCTGGGCGCCTACCAAATCCAGTTCAACGCAATATGCCAGAGTTTTCGCGAATACTTCCCTGAACTTTTCGCCGTTACGCGAAATAAAATCTGCTATCGTCGTCCAATGCGGCTCTATGTCGCAGGTAAGCGCTTTCGCTATTATATTATTCCTCCCCATATCCCAAAGCCCCCGTGAACTTATTTTGCCTTTTGAATAGCCGTATATGGTGAGCTTTATCAGGGCTGCAGGAGGTATCGCCGTAGCCCCCGTCTTGTCGTTGTTGTAATTTATATCAAACCCGCTTATGTCAATTTTGCCGCCTATCAACTCATCCAGCATATGCTCAAACGAGCCAGGCAATAATTGTTCTTTCAAGTTTACAGACAGAAATATTCCCTGCCCATCTTCCGCATCGGTGTGTTTGTACCTTGCCATTTTTCCTCCGCTCGTTCTCAGTATAATATCCATTTTTACTGCCAGCTATAGTTTTTCTACAAACTCTGGATGCCGCTGTTACCTTTGCTTTTTCCGGCAAAGGATTAACCGTAAAATCTTTTGGATAAAAATAAAGTTCCTCAAGCCGCAGTATTTCTAAAGTCAGAACGGCACGGACAAGCTCAACAGGGCTGCGGACGTTCAGTAAGGTAAAAATGTCTGTTTTATGGTTTACCACCGTATTCCTTGAAACCGCCAGCACATCGGCAATTTCCCTTTCTTTGAAACCGCAACAAATAAGCCGTATCACTTGTTTATGGCGTTCAGTTATTATTCCCGCCGGATCTGGTTTTTCACGCCTCATATTTATTCGCTCCACAACTTCAGGGGATACGTATTCCCCGCCTTTGGCAATTTCTTCCAAGCCTTTATGAAATTGGTCTACACCGTCAAAATAAGTAACATAGGAATTGATACCGTTCAGGATAAAATACATAGCAATATCGGCGGGATATTCGTCCAAACAAACAGCCGCCATTTTTATTTTGGGGAATGTTTTGCGTAACCCTCCCATCATAAATGGCGTACAGCAGTGGTAAAATCTTGCGCCCATCAAAATAAAATCCGGTTTTAATTCACGGACAAGCGAATAAAGAGCGTCCTTGTCCAATGCCGTAACCGTCACATTGCCGAAACCAAAAGCCTCAAGCCGCTTTTTGAAACGGGAATGGTTTTTTACCGAACGGCTAATCAGCAAAGTCCCGCTTTTCATTTTTCCCCATTCCCATTGCAACCGTTAGTTGCAACCATGTTTTTGGGTCGATACCACACATCTCCCCACGGTTTAGTATCCTTGCCGCGTTCCTTTAATACGTCATTGATGGTTTTAATACCGGCGTTTATTTCCGCAATATCCCTGTTACTTTGTGCGTCCTCATTGTTCTGTAATTCCGGTATATCCCAAAGATCAAACCTTCCGGTCTCTTTTAATCCGAAGCGCATAAAAAATTGGCTTTCAAGTATTTGCTCAAATTGGCGTAACAGAGGAATAAGCGTGTATTGCCAAAACGCCGAGTGCTGCTCTTTAGTGTCTTTGCCGCTTAATGCCGTTGACTTGTCAGATATATTTGCGACACGAGGAGGAATTCCGAATTTGGCGAGTA